CGATGCATCGGTGCTGAAAGTGGAAGAGATTCATGCCATCAACATCCGCACGAACGTGGTTCACCCGACTGACACCCTTGTGCGCGTGAAGGTGAGGGCGACAGAGAACGCCCTGGGCAGCCGGGAGCGTAAATACAACGCGCTCGTAACGCGCCACACGATTACTTATGACCTTGCGACGCAGACGGTGGAATACACGCTGCGTCCGTCGCGCTCGTTCGCGGATGCGGTGGCGCACACCTGGCTGGTGATGGGGGCGCAGCCAGAAAGCAGCATTGACCTGTACGGCCTGTATGCCATCGCCGAAAGCTTGCCAGATGACCGGCTGGGTCAGTTCGATTACACCTTTGATGACGAAAACGACTCGCTGGGCGACCGGGTACGCGCGATCTGCAACGCCGCGTCGGTCATGGTGTACTGGGATGACGGCGTGCTGACGTTTACCCGCGATCAGAAGGTCGACTATCCGGCGGCAGTATTCAACCGGGCCAACATGAAAACGGACGAGTATAAAATCACGTACGAGGCCACGCTGCCCGGCGGATATGACGGCGTACAGGTGTCGTATGTTCATCCGACCACGAACAACAAGACCTATATCAACTATCGCGTGCTGAACGGGGTCATCGTCGAACAGGAGGCGGAGAACCCCAACAAACTGGAGATCGTCGGCTTCCGTAACGAATACCAGGCGCGCGAACGTGCGCTGCGCGAAACGCGGCGCCTGATGTATTCCCGCGTCAGGATGAATGCCCGGGTGTTCGAAGACGGGATCATCCAGGTCGGCAGTGTTATCCAGATGCCGGACATCTACGACAGCAACCAGCAGCAGGGATACATCACCGGGCGCGCCGGTAACAATTTCGATACCAGCGAGCCGATCAAATTTTCCGGAGCGATGTATGTGCTGGTCACCGACAGCCTGGGCAATCCGACATTACGCTACCCGGCAACACCCCGTAGTGACACGCCTTACGGCTTCACCGCGGCCATACCCGCGATCCAGCTCAACATCTGGAACGGTGACACCGTGCAGCTCCCGTCGCGCTACCTGATCGCGACAGTGGAAGAACTGGACAGCCAGTTGTGGACCGTCAACAGCATCAAACCAAACAGCGATAACACGGTATCCCTGACCGTCTCTGAGTACAGCGACAGCGTCTACCAGTAATACCCACTCAATCCTCACAACCCGGCCGCCGCGCCGGGTTTTTTTATGGAAAATATATGGCCACTCAACCTACAAATTTGCCTGTTCCGAGTGAAACGCCGCGCGACCTGAAATTTAACGCCGGGAAAATTGATGAGTTCGTTACTTCCCTACAGCGCATTTATAAAGACCGATTTGGGCAAGAGCATTACACCATCGAAGGCCTCCGCTGGGTTGCTCAGCAGGCTATCGCTGCCTATGGTTATATCACCATGGATTCATTTCAGGCAGGTGCAACGCTGACATTACCAAATCAGGTTTTACGTGACACAAGCACAGGTGAATATTACCGCTGGGATGGTTCGTTTTTACCTTCCGGGAAAATTGTTCCACTAGGGTCAACACCTGCGAGCAGCGGCGGAGTAGGTGTGGGCGCATGGCTTAGCGTGGGAGACGCAGTGCTGCGTTCACAGCTAGCAAAACCAGATGGCGCAAAGCTTATTGGTATCCCTGGCGGACGCACACAGTTTGATAAAAATGCGGAAATCATCAGCATTGGTGACTTCCCCCCGACCGGAATGGATGCCTACCCGCAGTTTCAGGCGGCGCTGGATGCGGCTGTCGGGAAGACGCTGCACATCACACCCGGGGTGTACATTCTCACAGGCGGTACACCGGTTCCTCGCTCTGATACTCGCGTCGTTATTGATCCCGGTGCGGTCATTCGCCAGCCAAATAAAGGTAAATTTGCAGGCTTTGCAATTATGCCGGGCTCGAAGAACATCACTATAGAGGGTTGCGGAAGCATCATCGGCCCGTGGGAGGGTGGCGTAACGCCATGGCCTGACGGTGAGCAGGATACGGTTCGATGGGATACAGAGCAGGCGGAAAACATCGGAATTGATGTCCGTGGACGCTGGTATCAGCGGGAGGTTCTTGGCTACAACCTGTCGCAGATGCAGGCGCTAAATGATGTCTCTACGGACATTCACATCCTCGGTAATTTGCATATCGAGGGGTTCGGCCAGTCAGCTATTATCGCTGACAACGTCACCAGATTTATCTGCCGTCGACCTTTCCTTACTCTCTGCGGTCGTGACGGGCTGCGCATGTATGGCGTACGCCGATTCAACGTTGAGGTTGACGTTGATACGCTCGGCCCTGGATATGACGGTGATTACCCGAACTTCAACGTCTATGGCGTGACCGCTACCCGACTCTACGGTAACACTGCTGTGCCAGATCCGAATATGACCATCGGGCGCAAGTCGGCAAAAGGTGTTATCAGCAATTGCACCATCCGTAATTGTATCACCTGGAAGGGGCTGGATACTCACGGAGGAGAAGATATCAAGTTCGTCAACAACGACGTTGAGGGATGTTATATCTGCATCGGAATCGACAAGGGGGGCATTAACGATATCAATGGCAAGGCGATTGCGCGCAATATTCTTGTGGACAGCAACACGCTCAGACGCGGTGCGGCGATTTATCGTCGTTCTGGTGTTACGGCATTCGGGCATAACACCACTGACCAGATGGCAGAGAACATCACCATCACGAATAACGTTATAGATGGCATGGGTGGTAATGATATTGATGGAGCAGTCACCCTCTCTAACGTGAAGCGCTTCAAGGTGCGCGGAAATACCTATATCAGAGCGCCCCGGGCGGCAATTAATTTGCAGAGTCGATGCATTAATTTTGATATCGGCGATGAGACAATTGATACCCCTCTTCGCTATATCACGACAGTCGTAACAAACGGGGGTTCTGGGTACACGTCGCGTCCGGGCGTGGTTGTTTCCGGTGGGGGCGGTTCCGGAATGAAAGTTCATGCTGAGTTGACTGGCGGCGTGGTAACGGCCCTGCGCGTCGACGACCAGGGCGACGGGTATACATCCGCTCCGACACTCACCATCTCCGGCGGCGGCGGAACTGGTGCGACAGGAATGGCGAATATCTCCACCGGATTTGGCGTCATGGTGCAGGGGACCACATCAAAAGGCCGTATCGGTCCAAACGACTATAGCAACACCGATCAGGCGAACGTGATCGCCGTTTCTCTCCAGCCGCCATCAGCCGGATATGGCGTAGCGGTTTCCGGAGAATCCCAGTTCAACGGCGTTTTTACGGAGTTATCTGGCGCAATCAATGAAGTTGGTGGAACCTACGGCACTATGCCGCGTATGGAAGCCGATATTTCATTTGATGCTACTGGAGGCGTAAATGCCATCACAGTGCAGAACGGTGGATCCGGGTACTCATCAGCAACAGTGACCATTTCTGGCGGCGGTGGGACAGGAGCTACGGCGACGGCGACCATAGTAAACGGCATGGTGACTGCCATCGCGATCACCGCCCCGGGCTCTGGTTATGTTTCAGAGCCAGCTATTGCCATAAACGGTGATGGTTCAGGGGCGACGGCTATCGCGCGAGCTGTCGGGATGATAATCAATGCCGAACGTGGGTTACTCAAAGCGATACGTACGGGAGTTGGTGTGGGTCAGGTTTACCCGGCGTATGAGGATTTCACAGGCTCAACTACTATTTTCCCTGACGCTATAGCCCGCAGCACTGCCGCTCAGATAGCTAACTGCACAGGTACAAACGCAACAGGAGGCATTAATTTCACTGTGAGAGTGGCAAATACAACCAACGTCGCGGTGGATTCCCGCTTCTACTGCTCTTTGTCAGGCTACTGAGGGCAAAATTGATAGGCGTCGCCGCATTGATCTGCAAACCCTTTAAAACTACTGTATATAAAAACAGTAAGAGGAGTGCAGATCATGCCCCGCAAATCAGACATTCAAAGCGCATTTGTCGCTGCCATACAGCAAAACCCTAAAGGCTACCAATGGTTACGCACGGATGACTTCATCCGTGAATTGCGCGCGAGAAACTGGCATTTCAGCCAGGCCGACGCGAACGACTGGATAGAGCGGTATCAGGATTTCTTTGTCGATAAGACGCCCGACCACAGCGAGAACCGTCTCTGGATGCTCCGCAACATGGGGAGAGTTCTGTAATGGGATTCGTGTCTCCAGCGGGCGACTATGTAGAGCGCCGACTCTCACCTGAAACCATCTGCAATGTTGGTATCGACACTCGCTTCCTTGAAACATCATCGGGGTTTGCGGTTATTGAGCCGGTCACCAGGCTGGTGCAGGGACAGACTCTGCTGATCCTATCAGGTGGGCGGACGCAGTTCGCTAAGCTCAGAGGTAAGGCTTTAATCACCGATGACGGCGAGGCGATCGAGGGGGCCGCGGCGGAAGAAGTCGAGGTAATGGGAAGGGTGACGTTCTTCATCAACAGCACGGACGCTGATGATGATTCGCCGGTGTAAGAAGCGGTGCGCACTGTAAATCGCACAACGGATCGATATCCGTCGTTTTATCAGAGTTTTGATTGAAATTTGAGCTAAATTGACCAAGGATAAACCTCTTTTCAGCAAAACCCTTCCCCAAAACGATACGCAACTTGCTGAATATTATGGGATTGTATTAGCGGTCAAAATTGTACAAAATGCCATGCCTTTTTCCTTTTAACTGTTTGTTTATTATAAATAAATGTAAAATTTGAAGAGTATGCTTCGCCCATATCTTCGGCGGTGGCTATGCGGCCGGCTATTACGCCTATCTGTGGACCCAAATGCTGGCCGACGATGGCTACCAGTGGTTCGTGGAAGAGGGC